GGTTGGGTAGTCAGTGTGGCTGCTCTTTATTTTTCCTTTGTAATTTTCTTTTCAATATAAGGAGTCCTATGAGTACTAATTCAGTTGTTGCGTACATGAGAAGTGATGGTTCAATTGTCAGTTCCTACGTTCACTATGATGGATATGAGACAGGGGTTGGAATGACCCTTCTTGAACACTACAGTTCAGATGAGAGAGCCCTTGCCGTTTCGGTTGGGGGATACTACTCAAGTTTGAGTGAAGACCTCAAAGGGTCATTGGAAAGTTCAGTTCACACCGAAGAGGTTGAGATGTTTGATTCCATGACTGAGTTTGAAGAATATATGATGGAGAACAGTCATCTTGAGTTTGGATACCTCTGGACAGGTGGGAAGTGGATAGTCGCTTCTTGGACTAACACTAGTCGAGAAGTTCACAACGGAACTTGTTTTGATACTGAGTTCACTTCAACTTGGAATGGGTTTGCTGACTTGATTCCTTCTTTTGTTCGTGAGGGTCGAAAGACTGTTGCTCGTTTGAGGTCTTACGGAAATGAATACGAAGAGTACTCAGATGACCTTGAAGAAATCATTGATAGATATCATCGTGAAGGAATTGCAAAAATTGCAGAAGAGGTAATGGCTGCTTAAATAGTTCTTCTCAATCCGTGAGTGTGAAGTAAAACTAACCACGGCATTCTTTATATCAATCTCTAGGGGAATCCTTTTTGGGTTCCCCTTTTTTTTAGGCCTTTTTGCTTCCATAAATATCTATATGGATACTACTTATTTTATGGGAAAGGATGGTTTCAACTGGTTTGTTGGAGTTGTTGAGGATAGAAATGATCCAGATAAAGCGGGCAGAGTAAAGGTTCGATGCGTTGGATACCATACCGAAAACACACAAGACATACCTACAGAAGATCTACCTTGGGCACACGTTATGATGCCCGTTACTGCTGGTGCAAATTCAGGCATTGGTTTATCCCCACATTTTTTACTTCAAGGTACATGGGTTGTTGGTTTCTTTAGAGATCCATCAAAACAAGAGCCTGTTATTATGGGTGCATTGCCTGGAGTTAATTCAACCACAACTACAAACAATACTGTAGCTTCCTCAAGTGCTGTTGGTGGTAAATCTATAAAGGGTGGATTCAAAGATCCATTCGGACAATACCCAACATCATCTTACCTAGACAAACCAGATACAAATTTACTAGGACAAGAACAAGTCTCTAGTCATGCATCCAACTCAGTCAAGACAGCTTCTGATTCATGGTCAACTGCATCTGGTTCTGCATCTCAACCAGCATCAACTCAGTCAAGTGCAAAGTATCCATATAATCATGTTATGGAAACGGAGTCTGGACATTACCTTGAGTTCGATGACACAAGTGGTAGTGAAAGGATTCACCTATATCACAAGGCAGGAACCTTTATTGAAATTGATGCATCTGGAAACGTAGTTATCAAGACAGTCGGAAATGTAACCAATATCATTGCTGGAAATATGGATACCTATGTGAAAGGAAACTACTCTATCACGGCAGGAGGAAATCTTGATGTCTATGCAATGGGTAACCTTACAGAAAAGGTCGATGGAAATCGAAAGACCACAATTACAGGAACAGAGACACTAGAGATTACTGGTGCAGTAACGAATACTTTTAAAGCTGCTGTAACTGAAGAGATTACTGGTGCCGTTACTCAAACTCTATCTGCTACACTTACCACAAACATCTCTGGAGCTGCTTCAATCAAATCTACTGTTGCAATGGTCGTTGGTGGTTCTACAATAAGTTTCAACTAATGTCTGCTCGACTAGCCGCTGGTTCTGCACACACGATGTCATTAGAAGATGATGCAGGAACAGGTGGGGCTCTAACTAACTCTGGTGCTAGAACAGCAGGGGGTCTGGAAAATATCGGGACTGCAACCAGTAATACTTTCACAATGACAGAGGTGATTAAGATAAAAGAAACTGTAGATGCACCAGTTCCTGGCAGTGGCCCAATTCCTGGCTCTTTTGACGGAGCAGAATCAGCGGCCGGGCCTTTCATTAAAGTCAAGAGTATTTCAATACCATCAACATATAAGGGAGAGTCCTTATCATTCTCTCATGCATCTTCTAGTTCTGAGAATCCATCTAATTTTACGATTGCACCAGACATAAAAATTACTTGTACTTTAGGTGGTTCTACTGTATCTGGTGGAGTGGGTTTTCAAGAAGTTACGGCAGTCATAACAGGGCCGGTAAAGGAGATGGATGATTGGGTAATACCTTGGACTCCAAAAACTAGTATACCTAAGTTCAATGGTTCAGATTTTGCAACAACAAGAAGTGCTGGGTATGGTCGAGAGAATGGTGTATTCCTAGTTACATTTGTTCTTGAGTATGGACTCCTACCTTTTTCAGATGGTGCAAGTCCTATATCACCACAAGAAAAAACATGGACAATAGGTATAATAAATAATGCAGACAATGACAAGGATGTTTATATCGCAGCCTATAGAGAGGCTTATGGGTCATTGACTAAAGTACCAGAAATATCAGAAAGGGCAGCGTAATGGCAGGAGCAATTGCAAGAGAAGGAGATATGTTATCGGGGCATGGTTCATTTCCACCACATCCATTTCCAGTGGGAGGTTCCATTGCTAAAGATGCATTTATAGAAGGTATCAAAATGTTATGTGTAGGGTCTATTGATTCTGCACACCCAGGCTCACCATCCCCAAATTCTCCACCAAGTCCACATCCAAAAATATCATCTGGTTCTCCAACTATGAAGGTCATGACAATTAATGGAGACTTACAACCAGTGGCGAGGATTGGAGACTTATTGGATTGTGGGTGTATGATTATGGGTGGAGGTAATACAGTTGGTGGTGGAGCAAATGGATGATTATACTCAAGAAGTGGACAAGTGCTTCAGTTCAGGTGGTGTACTATATTCCAGACTATCTCAGTTTGGTCAATGAGTTTATCTGGCAGACTGAAGACCAATTACCAGACTATCCAAGAATTACTAGATTTTTAGACTATTGGGACAAGAACATAGACGGCCCAATAAAAGAAGTTTACATACATGACCATGATGCAGAAAAAATCAGAATGGTAGATAGGACATTCAAAATTAATTGATAAATAGGTATGTGAGTGAAATCTAATTTATGGATAAGTTATGGATTTAAATAATATTTCAGGTGGGAATGATATGGCTAAACAAGCTGAAACAAACGGAAACGGATCTGATGAAAAACATGGAGCCGTTGAAACTAGAAAAAAATGGAACTTTGCCGCTCGGTTTATAATCAGTGGTATCGTATTTTCAATATTCTTTATATTGATATATGTTTTATTTTTCCAAGAAGTACAAGACACATATCGTGATCTGATTAACATCCTTATTGGAACTTATGTTGCTGTTTTGACTAAGACAGCTGACTACTGGTTCAAAGATAAGGATGACCCAGAGCATAAAGAGACTAAAGACTTGCACGACAAAGAATAAGGGTAGTCTTCCCCTATAAATAATAACATAGGGGAAAATTATGCCAAATTACGATGCATCTAGTCAAAATGAGAAGCGTTCAACAAGGATCTATAAAGATCTGAATCTGAACTTTACAAGAAATCCTGTCACAGGCGATGTGGCAACTGTTACGGATGTTAATGCAGTCAAGCGTTCCATTCGTAATCTTCTTCTCACCAACCACTACGATAGACCATTTCATCCTGAGATTGGCTCTAATATCCCTGCCTTACTTTTTGAAAACTTTGGCCCCATAACAGGAAATCAACTTTCCAGACAGATAGAGGAAATAATCTCTAACTACGAACCAAGGGCTAGAGTAGAATCAGTAGAGTGCTATCCAGTTCGAGACTCAAACAGATATGATGTTCGGGTCTATTTTTATGTTGAGAATATGCCAGCAGAACTGATAGAATTTCAAACAATTTTAGAAGCATTGAGATAATATGGCTACAAATGCAAAGGGAAAAATAGAGATCACTGATCTAGATTTTGATGCAGTAAAATCTAACTTTCAAACATACCTTTCCCAACAATCACAATTTACAGACTACAACTTTGAAGGTTCTGGTATGTCAGTCCTTATGGATCTTTTGGCATACAATACACACTATCTGGCGTTTCATGCAAATATGCTTGCAAACGAAATGTTTCTAGATTCTACAGTTATCAGAGCAAATGCAGTATCCCATGCAAAATCTTTGGGATACACACCTTCATCAATGAAAGCATCAAACGCAACAGTATCAATAAGTGTAAGTAATGTACCAACTTCTCAGTCTTCTTTGGTGATGTCAGCAGGGACAATTTTTACAACTACAGTTAATGATACTTCATTTAATTTTGTCACTATTGCAGATTCAACTTCAACTTCTGATACTGGAATATTTGCTTTCAATGATGTCAAGATATTTGAAGGTACAAGAGTAAACTTTCAATACACAGCAAACAGTTCAAATTTGGAACAACAATTTATTATTCCTTCAGCAAATGTTGATACAGACACTTTAGTTGTTAGAGTTCAAACTTCATCCTCTGACACTACAACAACAACTTACACTCTCAATACAGATTATACAAATTTATTATCCACATCAACTAAGTATTTTTTACAAGAGGTTGAGGATGGTAGATTTGAGGTATACTTTGGAGATGGTGTTTCGGGCAAAAAACCAGTTGATGGAAATATTGTTATCTTAGACTATGTGGTAACTAATGGATCTGATTCTGATGGAGCTAGTACATTTACAGCAGCATCTACTATTGGGGGATATTCTGATATAACAGTTACTACAGTTGGGAGTGCTTCAGGTGGGGGTCTTTCTGAATCAGTAGATTCTATTAAGTTCAATGCTCCTCTTAAATTTGCATCTCAGAGTAGGGCCGTTACACCAGATGATTATAAGTCAATTCTTCCAAGTATATACACTAACATAAAATCAATATCAGTTTGGGGTGGTGAAGACAACGATCCTGCTGTTTATGGTCAAGTCTATATTTCTATCAAACCAAATACAGGAACGACACTTACAACGACAACAAAAAATTCTATCATTTCAAGTCTCAAGGCTTTCAATGTAGCATCTGTCACTCCTGTTATTGTTGATCCTATCACACTTCTTTTGGAGCTTACAACTACAGTGAAATATAATTCGACACTTTCAGAGAAGACCAACTCAGATATTCGAGCACTTGCTGAGACTGCCGTATCATCTTTTAATACAAACAATCTTCAGAAGTTCGATAGTGTTTTTAGACACTCCAATCTTCTCAAGGCCGTAGATGATGCAGACCCAGCAATATTGTCAAGTACAGTTGCAGTTAAATTGAAAAGAAAAATTACACCAACTTTAAATGCATCCACTAAGTATACAATCAGTTTCAATAATGCGGCTTATCATCCAACTAATGCTCACTCACAGACAGTTGTGGAATCCTCTGGATTTTTTCTGTCAGGAGATACAAACGAACAGTACATTGATGATGATGGTAGTGGAGTAATTAGAACTTTCTATCTTTTAGGTGGAACCACAAAGACTATCACAAATGCCACAGCAGGAACAATCAATTATACTACAGGCGAGGTCGTATTGACTTCTTTGAATGTTACTTCAGTTGAGAATACAGATGGAACAATTAGTGTTACAGTAAAACCTGACTCTAACGATGTCATTCCTGTAAGAAATCAAGTGGTTGAAATTGATACAGTTGGTAGTTCAACAACGGCAGAAATTGATACTTTTGCTGAGGGAACATCAACTGCTGGTGTAGGATACACAACAACCAGTTCTACATCTTCAGTTGGTAGTGCATATACCACAAGTTAATAAATGGCCAACACTTTTTTAGATACCAAAATATCCTCTTTTATAGAGGATAAATTTCCTGAGTTTGTAAGGACAGATCATCCTGTCTTTGTAGAATTTCTAAGACTCTACTATGAGTTCATGGAATCTGCAAAAATTACTATGTCTCAAGTTGAAGCTCCAGATAATATTCTTCTTGAGAATGAACTTACTACCAACTTTGCATTACTAGAAGATGGTAATAAGATCTATACAGATGATTCTATTTTTGGTGTTTTTGAAAAGGGTGAAACAGTCACAGGTCTAACCTCTGGTGCTACTGCTGTAGTTCTTGCAGAAGACAATGCAAATTCATCAATCTACATAGAACAAAATCGGTTCTTTCAAGTTGGGGAAATTATTACTGGTGGGTCTTCTAGTGCCCGTGGTAAGATCTCCAAGTATCAAGGTAATCCAGTTCAGACACTTCAACAATTGTTGGAGTATGCTGATATTGATAAAACGATTACGGATTTTCTTGATCAGTTTAGGGACTCTTATCTTACAGCCATTCCAAACACTCTTGCTTCAGGAGTATCTAAGAGAACACTGGTCAAGAATATTCGTGATCTTTATCGTGCAAAAGGAACACGAAGAGGTCATGAACTTTTCTTTCGATTGATCTTTGGTGAGACTCCTGAGATCTTTTATCCCAGAGATAATGTTCTCAAGATATCTGCTGGTGAATGGTCTACATCTACAGTTCTCCGTGTAGTTGCAACTCAAGGTGATCCTACAAATCTTTCAGGACAGACTATCACACAAACAACTGATGCAGACTTAGGGGCTACTGCATCAACTGCTGTTATTGAAACAGTTCTTCAGTTTCAAGAAGGTTCAACTATTGTATTTGAATTAGTATTCAATGTTGACTCAATAGATGGTACATTTGTTTCTGGTGCTACAATCACAGGAATTGACAATGCAAATGCAGACTTAGCAATTGCAGGAACAGTTCAGTCAATCATCACAGGAGCAAATGTAACAAATGGTGGATCTTTCTATACCACAAGTGATGTTGTTACTGCAACAAGTCTCGTAGGAGAAAAAGCTGAGATCACAATTGTGGATGTTTCGCCTGGCTCGGTTGAAGAAGTTGCAATTGACAATCCAGGCATAGGTTATTCTGTAGGACAGGATCTATTTTTCGATAATGCAAATACCGAAGGGGTCGGTGCATCTGCAAAGATTACTTGTGTCGGTGGTGCAATTGCTCCAGAAGCAGGAGATACTGCTAGTCATACAGTCACAGGAAATACTTCTAGTGGTTCAATTTCAATTTCAAACATAACCACAACCACTCTTTCACCAGCAAGATTTATAGACTTTACTGGAAAAGTTACTACATCAGAAACAACAATTACAAATGTAACTACGATAGGTTTTGTTGTCGGTTCTACTATCATAGGCACAGGAATTCCTACAGGAGCTACTATAAGTTCTATTGATGTTGTAGGGACTAGTAATGATGGAACTATTACAATTTCTGCTGCAGCTAATTCTGGTGGGGTAAATGGAACAGTCAGACAACTTATACACTTAGAAGAACATACTGGTCAATCAATATCTGGTACTGGTATTCCAGCTGGTTCAACAATTAGACAAATCACTACCGAAGGTTCAAGTAATAATGGTACTATCACTATACAAAATGAAGTTAATCCATCAGCCCAAGTTGCGACTGCTAATGGAAGTGGAGTAACACTTACCATTGCCAGTGCTTATGGTATGGACACTTTTGATCACATTGTATATGAAGATGCAACTGAAAAAACTGATGCATATACTGGTAATCAGATAGAATTAGAAACACAAACTTTTACAGACCTTGGAGTTGCATCTGAAGCAGGACAGGTAGTTAATATTAAAACCTTCAATGGTGGATCTGGATATGAGATTGTTCCTACAGTAGTTGCCACAACTGCAAGAATAAACTGGTCTACACTTGCACAAACAACTTCAGGACAATTCAAAGCAGGGGAGACAATTACAACTGGTGATGCAACTGGAACAATAGCAGTACTGAGAACAGGAAATGCAAGTATTGTTACATCTTCAGGAACCTTTGCACAAGGTAATACAATTACTGGATCTACTTCTGGTGCAAAAGCATATTTAACAAGCGTAACTACTCATGGTACAGGTGCAACTTTTGTTGCATGGGCTCAAACTAATCTTGGTGCAGTCAAGGGTCTTGAAGTCACAAACTTTGGTACAGGATATACCTCATCACCTACTCTTACTGTACCTCTCAAGGTTTTACTTACTAGAAATATAAATGAAGCATCTCCTCAAGATTTAACACTTAGTACTTCATTTAGTGTAGGGGATGATATCACAGGACAATCTTCTAGTGCTACTGCCGATGTAGTTTCATGGGATCAGACTAGACAGATTTTAACACTCACAATAAAGAGTGGTACGTTTACAGTAGGTGAAATTTTAAGAAGAGGATCAACATCAAACTATGCGATTCTCTCAAGAAAATCTCAAGCATCTTTAACAGCAGAGATAGGAACAGTAGGAACAACTGCTGGTGCTTACGAAAATGACAAAGGTAAGGTCAGTGAATCCTTGATGAAAATTCAGGACTCATTCTACTATCAAGACTTTTCTTATGTGGTTAGAGCTGGTGCAGCCATTGCAGATTGGAGAGGGTCAGTCAAGAAAGCAGTTCATCCTGCTGGTTTTGCAGTATTTGGAGAGGTAAGTTTATCTACAAGACTTGCAACAAGAATGACCACACCTATTACTGGAATTACTTCAGTCACACCAGAACTTGCAAGTCTCTTTGAGGCAGTCATTACTACGATTGTCCGAAGAAAGATGGGTACTACAGATGATAGTACTTCTATTGCAAGTCAATTAGAAATGAAGGGAACCAGTTACCTTGGTACTGGTACTTTGAAACGTAGTAATAATATGAGTGGTCATGATTTTGGATTGGTCACACCTATTGAGTCTATTACCAGAACTGGAACTACAGCCACTCTTAATTCAAATGGAGCTCATGGTGTTCAGGTAAATGAGGAAATACAAGTGATGGGTGTTACTACTTCAGGATATGATGGGTATTATACAGTCACAGCAATCCCAACTGTCGGGTCATTACAATTTACAGTTAGTAATTCTCTAACAACCCCTGCAGCTATTGGAACTAAAGGACAGATAGTTCTCACACGAGCATTTGATAAAGACACAAGAGATCTCACAGTAAGAACTCATAAGGATCTTACAATTCGTTCCATCTACAGTGGATTTGATTCACTTAGAAAGAATCGATATGGTCTGGGTGCAACTCAAAAGACTGCAACCAAGTATCTCTGGGCCACTAGTTATGTGAACGATTCATCACCTCAAAGATTGGATGGGGGTTTGGAATATGCATATCCAAATATAACTCGTAGATCTGTTCCAGAAACAGGAACAGATAATGTAACAGCTGGAAGTGCAGGGGTTTATGATAGCACTATGAATTATACCAACATTCAGATTGGTGTTTGGGAGATGGGTTCTCAGATGACTCTGGATTCCTTTGGGGATGTTCGTATAGTTGATATCATAAGAGGATCTAGATTAGTTGATGATGTGGCTGAACATGGTAATCATGATGATGTAGATCATATCATCCATGAGGATGGTGATTATATACAGATGGAGGAACACGTTACAATTCCAAGGACTTCAAACAAATTATGGAACGTACCGCCTCCCTCATACATCAGAGGAGTAAATGTAACTACTGGGGAGTATGTTTCATTTGATGATAATACATCTCCACCAGATTTTTCAGACAATACAGCCCCACCATCGTTTGATACTACGATTGGGACATAGGAAACTCTTATAAATAATTTAACAAGGTAAAGGAATTATAATGGCAGCGATAATCACATCAAAATTCAGATTTCACAACGCTGAGCAGTTTAAGGAATCATTTTCAGAATCTGCCGCTACCAACTACTATATGTTCATTGGTAGACAGCATGAATTTGCAACTGGTACTACAGGAGGAACAGATTCAGCTCCACCTACACCAGTTGACAATCGAACAGCAGAAGCACTTCATTGGGATGATATGCTTGCTGCCAAGAAAATTGGTTCTACGGGAGTTGCTCATGCAATTCCTAGAAGAGACTTAGATACTTCTGGTGCAACAACATACGATATGTACAAACCAGATTACTCTGCATCTAAAACAGCTCAATCTGGTGCAACCAACTTATTTGACTCTACATTTTATGTGGTCACATCTGCATATAGAGTTTACAAAATTTTAGACAATAATAATAACACAGCATTTACTGGTGGTACAGAACCAACTTCAACTTCTTCTGCTATTTTTACAATTGGTGGATACACACTAAAGTATATGTACACACTATCTACACAGGATGTTCAAAACTTTTTAACTCCTGACTTCATGCCTGCACCTACAGCGGCTGAGTCTGGAAATGGACTTGCTGATGGTGCATTGCATATTATTGATATTTCAAATGCAGGAGTTGCAGCTAGTTGGACTACAACTGCTGACAGAACGATTACAAACATACCAGTTCGGGGAGATGGAACAGGAGCAAGATGTAGTGTGGTTATTGGTGGAACAGACGGATCTGCTGATGGGACTGTTACTACAATCTCAGTCACGACAAATGGATCTGGGTATACACATGGTACAGTTCTTGCCACCGATATTATTGAACAACATGACATACAAAATGTAGGAGCCGGGACAAATGCTACGATGACATTTTCTACAAGTCCAGTTGTTGAAGTTATTATCGGCCCAGATGGTGGACATGGTTCTAATCCTGCAAAAGAGTTAGGAGGACACTTTGTTCTAATGGATGTTAAATTAACACAAACCGAAGGGTTTGACTTCACAGTTGTCAATGACTTTCGACAAATTGGTGTAGTTCGTGATCCTTATTCTTTCGGTACAACATCCAAGTATACAGGTTCTACTGCTAGACAGACTAAATCAATTAAACTTGCAAGTAACTCTGGTACATTTTTAGTTGATGAAAAAATATCTCAAACTATACCAGCACAGACAGTAAGTGGTATTACAGTTTCAACAAATACACTTACAGTTACTACTGCTTCTGCTCACCAATTAACAACTGGACAAACAGTAGATATAACAGGTGGTACATTTGCTGGAGGTCAAACCACAGGACACACTGGAACACATCATATCACAGTGGCATCAGCAACAACTTTTACTTATGTCGTTGAATCTACTAGGGCTCCTACTGGTTCTATGTCTGGGACAGCAACCTATACTACATCAGTTCCAGAAGGCACAGTTGTAGAATATGATGCTTCAAATAAAATTTTGTTCTATGTTCAGACTTCTTATGATAGTCAGGGAACAAATGCTACAACTAAACAGAATGTACCTTTTGGTGGTAACAGTACTGTAACAGGTGCTACCTCAAGTGCAACTGGTGTACCAAACGTATCTCAAAATGCAGCTATAAACAATACATCATTTACTGCTGGATATGCAAATCCTGAGATGCAGCCAGATTCTGGTGATGTTCTTTATATTGAGAATCGCAAACCTATCAGTCGGGCAAGTGACCAGACTGAAGATGTCAAATTGATCGTAGAGTTCTAATATGCAAAAAACTGATCTAAATGTATCTCCTTATTATGATGATTTTACGGAGGATGATAATTTTCATAGAGTATTGTTTCGTCCTGCATTTTCCATACAGGCTAGAGAACTTACTCAAATGCAGTCTATTCTGCAAAATCAAATAGAGAGATTCGGATCACATTTCTTCAAAGAAGGTGCAATGATCATTCCTGGCCAGGCTGGGTTTGATGTCACCTTTTCCTTTGTTAAAGTTCAAGCAACTTTTACTTCTGGATCTACTACACACACTGTAGAAAATTATCGAACATCTTTAGTCGGTAAGAAACTTACAGGTGCAACATCCAATGTTATTGCAAAAGTTGTTGCAAGTGTGGCCGCAGAAAACTCTGATGATTTAACTTTATTCATTAAGTATGAGTCTTCAGGAACGGCAGTCAACTCAACTACAAATTTTACTTTCAGTAATGGTGAGGCACTCAATACCGATACTGCAATTTCATACACAGCAGGAGGAACTTCTTATACTTTGAATGTAAATGCACAGATAGGTACAACATCTGCAGCCGCCGCAACTGGAATTGGTTCTTCTGCAAATGTCCAAAAAGGAATCTATTACATTCGTGGAACATTTGTTCAAGTTGAAGAACAAACTATTGTATTAGACAAGTATACAAATGCTCCTTCTTACAGAGTTGGTTTCAATATTACTGAATCACTATCAACTCCTGAAGAAGATTCTTCACTTTTAGATAACGCAACTGGTTCATCTAACTTTGCAGCCAAAGGGGCACATAGACTCAAGTATTCATTAACTCTTGCAAAGAAGGCTCTATCAAGTGCAGATGATGCTGACTTTGTAGAATTGATGCAACTAGAACAAGGTTCTCCAAGAACGATTGCAAGGTCTACAGAATACTCAGTTCTTGAAGAGACTCTTGCCCGAAGAACTTTTGACGAATCTGGTGACTATATGGTTCGTGGATTTGATATTGACTTACGAGAACATTTTGATGATGGATTGAACAATGGTGTATTTACATCTACGAATGGTGGAGATGCCACTAAAGTTGCAGTCGTGCTTGCTCCAGGCAAAGCATACATCAGAGGTTTTGAGGTAGAAACTATTGGACAGACAGTAGTTCCCTTAGACAAGGCTAGAAGTACAGAGTTCGTACAAAATTACCCAACTACATTTAGTGCAGGAAACTTCCTTCAGGTAGAGAATACATTTGGTTCACCAGATATTGACTCTTTCGGAACGACACTTTCACCATTCAAAGAAGTTGAGATTCGTGATCAGAGAATACCACAAACTCATTTAGAAACTGCTGGAATTAATGATTCAGCAGTTACTATTGCTGTTGATTCGGCTGCAAGATTTCCTGTAGCCGCTACTGGTAATGCCGCTACTCATTTCTTAATTAGAATGGGTAGTGAAATACTAAAGGTCACTAATACAGCTGGAACTGCAAATAAAACATGGACAGTGGTTAGGGGTGGTGGAACTGGTGCATTTGGGTCTGCAGCTGCACATCTTGTAAATGCACTCATTACTGGATGGGGTATTGATCCACAAACAACTGATGCAAATAAAGCAAACGTAATTGGATTTGCAAGAACAAGAGCATTTGAACATGGTACTGGTTCTGAAGGTGGATATATCACAGGAGCCTATCCATTAACATCTAGATTTCAACATTATCTTTTTGATGTTCGGATGTTATGTAAGTTGACACTTTCAGCTGCAATGTCATCCTCTAATACTCTTCATAATGGTGCAAAAATTACAGGGTCTACTTCTGGTGCAACTGGATTTGTTCATATCACAAAACAAGACCTAGTTTCAAGTACAGTAAAAAATGGATCAGATGCAACTGTAACATCAATACCTGCTAATCCAGATGGACTAAGAATTGAAAGTGGTACAACTTTTCATATTATTCAGACCACAGGAACATTTCAAAACGGAGAAACCATCACAAGTAGTATCAGTGAAGACTTTGGAGGTACTGCTCCTGCTGGTGGAACAGCAACTTTAAATGCAGCCCCAGTTTATTTTGGAATGGGGGATGCTCACTCATTATTCAGTGATGACAATGGTTCAGATTATATCACAGACATTTATCCAGCCGATGCAAAGAAATTAACAGGTAGTGTTTCTGCTACAGGAAACACTGGAGCATCTGGAACAGTCGTAAGTGGAACGAATACTGGATTTCTTGGTGATCTCAAGATTGGGGATCTCGTAGAAATGCAGGATACAGGTGGTACAGTTAGAAGAGTAGAAGTTGGAGCTATCGCAAGTGATGTTGCATTTACTACAGTCGAAACTTTACCTACAAGCATTTCTGGTTCAACTATTCTAAGAGTTCGGTCTAAAATTGAAGAACAGGAAGAGTTGGTAATGATTTCTAAACTTCCAAAAAATGCAGTTAAAACTCTCAAGTCTTCTCGTTTAAACAATCAAGTTGACACTACACTTACAGTTCGCAGACAAGAAACAGTTACTTTATCGGGTGGGGGTGGAAGTATTTCTTTACCAGAAGGTGAATCATTTGTTTCTTTTACTGCTGATGATTATATGATACAAGTACATGATCGTGCTTCAAATACTGTTTATCCAGATGGACAATTATTATCCCCAGCAACAACTGGGTCTGGAACTGTTTTAAACATAGGAACTACTAGTTTAGGAATAACAGTTGCTAGTGGTGCTTCGATGGTACTCAAAGTTACTTTCACAGTTCAGATTGCAACGGCTCAAGAAAAAACAAAAACTCTTTCTCCTTCAAATCAATTACATATCAGAAATGAGAAGGGTAATATTTTTGGAACCAACTATAAAGACTCAGAAATTTCTTTGCAGAAGGCTGATATCTTTAAAGTTCGTGCAGTTTACATGGGAACATCTTCTGCTGATGCAACGACTCCAACTGTAACATATAATAATGGAACAGGGGGTAACACACTTTCAACTGAAATCTTTCAGCCTGGAGAAAAAATTACAGGTTCTAATGGTGCAATTGCGAGAGTTGTTACAGGTGGAACAACAGGAACTACCTCAACAGCAAACATAGTCTACTTGACTACCAAGACTTTTGCAGTCGGTACTACATTAACTTCATCTCAGAATACCTTTGCAAATACTTTGACCACAACGGCTATTGCCACTGGAAGTACAAATATTCTAAGTGATTTTCAGATCGACACTGGAATGAGAGACACATATTATGATATTGGAAGACTTACCCGAAAGGCTGGTTCTACGCCACCAACTGGAAGACTTCTTATCATTTATGATTACTTTACTCATGGTGCAGGAAACTATTTTAGTGTAGACTCATATCCAGTGGGTACATCAACAACAAGTATCACATACGAAGAGATTCCAGTATATTCAGCACAAAGAGTTGACCCAGATACAATTTCTCCAACTGGTGAATATGAACTTAGAGATTCAGTAGACTTTAGACCTAGAGTTGGTGATGTTGATACAATTACAGCTGCAAATGATGGAACTGCTGGAATGACAGGTGATGAATTAGATGATACTTCAATGTCTGCATTTCAATTTCCTAAAAGAGATTTTACTGTTGGAACTGCTTCCCTTGTTGATATTCCAAAAACTGATAATACTTTCTTAGCATCATTTGATTTTTATCTACCACAAAACTCTGCATTGTATTTGGATACAGAAGGTGAGTTTCAAACAATCTCAGGTGGGGCCGCTGAAAATCCAGAGATGCCAAATAAACTTGATGACGGAATGCTTCTTGCAGAGTTCAGAGTTCCACAATACACATTCAATCCTCTTGATATTGGTGTTCGTAAGTTGAAACATAAGAGATTCACTATGTCTGATATTGGTAAGATCAGCGAGAGAGTAGAGAATCTTGAGTATTATACTCAACTCAATATGCTTGAAAAAGATACAGAAACTTTTCAAATTCAAGATGGTGACGGACTTGACCGATTCAAGAATGGGTTTGTTGTTGATAACTTCACAGGTCATAGTGTAGGAGATGCGGCTCATCCAGATTATAAAAATTCAATCGACATGGCAAATGGTATTTTACGCCCAGAGTTCATGTCAAGAGCAGTTGGGTTACAAGAATCTGTTTCTACAGATGCACTCAGGACTGCGGCTGGATATCAAAAAACAGGAGATCTTTTAACACTCCCATATACTGAAACAGATTTTATTATTCAACCTTTCGCATCACGCATTGAGAATGTAAACCCATTCAACGTGATCGCTTGGGTTGGTGCAATCGAATTAAATCCTGCATCTGATATTTGGAAAGACACAAACAGACTACCAAACTTGATTATCAATCGTGAAGGTAATTATGACACACTGGTAGCAAGAAATGGTGGAAGTGCTATTAATACTATCTGGAATGAGTGGGAGACATTCTGGACAGGAACTACTTCCACATCTTCACAATGGAGAGATGGATCTAACACTGGATTTAGGGCACAGGCTCCTCACCGAAGAGTCATGCAAAGGACTGTTACAACTACAACAAGAAGACAGTCCCGAAGTGGCTTAAGAACAGAAATTACTCCTAGAATTGATTATGATTCTAAAGGTGATAAAGTACTCAGTACAGAAATTCTTCCATTCTGTCGTGCAAGAGATGTAGCCTTTACTGGATCTCTCTTTAAACCAAGAACAAGACTCTTTGCATTTTTTGATAACATAGATGTCACTCAGTACATTACACCAACACCACCATTTGTCAATAAGTACAATAATATTAATGACTCTGATGGAATCAATACAACTGATACTACGATTACTGTAGACTCAACATCTGTATTTCCAAGTTCTGGAACGATTCAAATTGATGATGAGAAGATAACATATACAAATACAACTAGTACAACATTTACTGGATGTACTAGAGGAACAAGTGGAACAACTGCAGCTAGTCATTCAGACAATGCTGTAGTTTACTCACTGAACATGGGTGATCCTCTTATCACAGGGGCCACAGGAAAAATTTCAGGAACATTTTCAATTCCAGATCCAAACACTTCTGGAAACCCTGCATTCAAAGTTGGTGAAAGAATCCTGAGACTGACTTCTGACTCTGCAAACGGAGTTCTTAATGGAGACACACAAACATCTGGTGAGGCTACATATTTTGCAAAGGGACTTCTTGATAATATTCAAGAGACAATTATTGCAACTAGAAATGCTGATGTTAATCGTGTCCTAGTCAATCAAAACCAAACAGTCACAAGTACAAGACAGTCTGATAGACAGGTTGGATGGTACGATCCAGTTGCTCAGTCAATCATGATTGATCCAAAAGGTGGGGCCTTTATCACATCAGTCGATGTTTACTTTCAATCTAAGTCTGAAACAGTTCCAGTACAATGTCAAGTTCGTACTATGAAGAATGGTTATCCAACAACAACGATTCTTCCTTTTGGTAAGACTACAGTAGAACCTGAAAATGTAAATATTTCAGAGGACGCTTCAGTTGCAACTAAGTTTACTTTTCCATCTCCTGTATATCTACAACAGGATATTGAATATTGTTTTGTCATCATGGCCAACACTCAAGACTATATGATTTGGTTGTCGCACATGGGAGATCAAGAGGTTGGTGGAAGTAGAATGATTTCAGATCAACCTTATGCTGGTGTACTTTTCAAGTCTCAGAACGCTTCTACATGGACTGCATCTCAGATGGAGGACTTAAAATTTACTGTCCGTAAAGCGGACTTTAGTACCACTTCTGGGGTAATTACACTAGAAAATTCTGGATTAGAGACAACTACATTAACAGAGAATCCAATCACTACAATTCCAAGTTCTAAGAAGATTTTAGTAAAACACTTAAATCATGGAATGTACAAGACTACAAATAACGTAGAACTTTCAGGAATTTCTGGTTCGGTAACTCTTTCAGATAACAGTACAACTTACGATCTTTCAAATCTGAATAAAACTTATACTGCAATATCCGAGATGGGACTTGATCATTATATTATTGATCTTGCATCAGCTACTGGTACAAATCCAGATCCAGGCTTTGGAGGTAATGCAGGAGCACAAAAGGTTGGTGGGGCTGCAGTTAAGGCTTCAGAGAATTATATGATGGATACTATGAAGACAGTTCTTCAGGTTATGGAAAACTCTGGGACAGGAACTTCAACAACAATCAGAACAACAACTGGTGCTAGTCCTTCAAGTACATCTGGTGTTTCTGGTGGATCTCAGACTCCATTTACATTGACTGCATTATCTAGTGCGAAACCAATTGCAATCAATGAGAATGTAGATTTTGAATCTCCTAAAATGGTTGCATCAACAATCAATGAAACAAATGAGATGACAGGTAACAAGTCATTCCAATTGAATATGACCCTTTCAACTAATAATGTAAATTTATCACCAGTTCTTGATACTCAAAGAATGGGTCTGCTTACAATTCAAAATAGATTGAATAATATAAATTCAGCAACTGATCTTTACTCTGCTGGAGTTAATACTGCTGATACAGTTTTCTCAGATGCATTTAGACAGTCTACAGCTGCAGATGGAGACAACAACTCTGCCATTTATTGTACCAGAAAAGTTACTTTAGAAAATTCAGCTACGGCAGTCAAGGTTCTGTTTGATGCAATTCGATTTAGTGATTCTTCTATTGAGGTATATCAGAAGACACAACAATCAGATGATACAGGTCAGTTTGAGGATCTTGCATGGGTCGAGATGACAGCAGATAAGACTATTACAGAATCAAAGAATTATCTAGACTATCGTGAGTATTCTTTTGAGGCCTCTGGTCTTAATGGCTTTATCTCTTTTGCAATTAAGATTGTTCTGAAGGGAACGAATACTGCTGAACCACCTTTAGTTAAGGACTTGAGAGCGATTGCACTTGCCTTATGAAACCAGATTTTCAGGTCGTTGAAGACAATCCAGAACTTATTCGGGATACTTATAGTAAAGGAATTACAAATAGAGATACTTCTGCATACAAAAACTACATGAGTGGGGCTATTGCAAGAAAATCTCGAAAAATAAAATTAGATGAGACTGTAGAAGAAATAAATACTATTAAACAAGAAATGTCGGAGATGAAGGGTATGCTTCGACAACTTTTAGAAAATAAATCGAATGGCAACTAGGACTACAGAAGCAACAAATACTCTAGAAACTTTTAGAGTAAATTTTAATGCACTGGTAGATGATATTGGTAACGTAACAGTAACCAATGCAGGAGATCAACTTAACACTTCTGCAACTTCAGTTGTAGGAGCCATCAACGAAATCTTTGCTGGGATGCAACTCTCGGCACAAATAAATTCTTATGGATCGGCAACATTTTTACAATCATCCAATGCCGAGACTCTTACATTAAAAGGTGGCACTGGAATACATTCTGGAGGCCAATCAACCAACATTGTCACAGATATAACAGCAGATGATACCATGTCATTCTTATTGAATGATAATATAACGAGTTTAGTTAGTTTACAGGCCACTAAGTTACATCCAACTAGTGGAACATTTGTACAATTCTCAAATGCAGATAATTCAACAAACTATTCTGTAAAATATGTAAGTCCAGGCGATACTGCTTTAGACTTTGGATCGACTCAAGGATTTGCTGCGGCAATGGCGGTTGCGTTAGGATGATAAATATAATAGAACTTGGAGATTAACCAATGGCAAACAATTTTTTTAATGCTGTAAAACCGAATATTTCAGCAAATGCATCTGCACCAACAACAATTTATAGTCCTTCTGCAATTAAAGCAATTGCAATCGAACTTGATGCAGCTAATAAGTCTACAGCAGGAGTTACAATTACAGTTTCGATAGAAGATAACAGTGCAAATGCATCTGCAACAGCAGCTACACTTGTAGGTGCAACTGGAATTTTTACAGACAATACACATGGTTTAGTAGTAGGAGACAGACTTCTTTTTGCAGCTAATACATTACCAAATATTTCTTCTGGTAGTACGGATTCTGCACTATTGGCTACTAAAATTTATTATGTACAGACATCTGATACAAATACTTTTAAGATTGCAGAAACAAGAGGTGCAGGTTCACCAATATTGTTTTCTAGTAATGGAGACACGATTACATACATAAAGAAAGCAATTGCAGATGTTGTTAGAGATGCACCAATTCCAGTTGGAGGCGCATTGAAAGTTATTGCTGGACAGAAGTTAGTATTAGAAGCTTCTGATAAATTATATGCACACTGTTCATCTGCAAGTAATGTAGATGTTGTAGCGTCAGTTCTTGCAGAGGTATCATAAGGAAATAAATGTCTTATATTGGAGTACAATCACAGAATCAAGTCAGTCCTGCTTTCCATAGGGAAGTAGTCACACCAGATGGGTCTGCGAGTTTCTTTGACTTAGTTCAAGATGTTCCAGGCTACAATGCTGATAATGTTCTTGTAGTTGTCAACAACGTAGTCCAACATCCCTTTGATTCATATACAATCAAGGCAGATGCAAATGGAAATCCAAGAAGATTAGATTTTGCAGGAACAGTACCAGCATCTACGGATGTTATCTATGTGACTCATAGAGGAGTTGGTACTCTGAACATAACTCCTGCAGCCGGTACAGTTGATTCGGTTGCACTTGCAGACAACTTGAGGTCAGGTAATGTAGATTCATTTGCAGGAAGTGCTCATTCTGTAGTGAGTAGTAATTCAACATTTACACTTTCAGAGATTCCATTAAACTCTGATTCGATTTCAGTATTTGTTAATGGAATTTATCAGAAGCCAACAACAAACTATTCGGTTACTGGATCTAGTGCAGTTCTAACATTTTCTGGACAGGTTGTATCTACAGACGAAATTGATGTCCATCATCACACAATAAGAACAGGGGTTGTTCATGTTGCTGAT